CCCACCCTTTCAAGAAACATATCAATCTTTTGTGAGAATTAAAGAATCACCAGAATTACAAGTACAATTAAGAGGTAACGGAATTAAACAGAAATTTTTGGAAGATATCGAATTCGGAATTTCGGCGATCTATCCACCATACTTATAAAATGGGTAATGGATTTTCTTCTACTCCGACCGAGGGTCAAACTCCGCAAATTGTAAGTGATTTTATACAACATATGCAAAATCAGGAAAATGCCGACCAAACAATCGGTCAAAATTTCGCAAGTTTTTTACAAAACCGCGTTCAAAATTCTTCGATGGCTACCGATCTGACATCCTTAATTTCTGGAAATTCTACAAATTCTACAAATCATTCAGTTTTTCATCTTTGTTCAGAACTAGAGAAATTTGATTGTACAGATTTAATTCAAAAAGTCGTTGAAAGAAACGTTTCAGGTGTGACAATTTTTGATTTGTGTAAAATCTGCAATTTGTTCAAAATTTATAATGACGATGAAGTATCACAAGAAGTAGAGGATGATAATAAACATGAGACCATTCTCTCCTGGCTTGTTAAAAATCCAAAACGTGGTTATTCAGACGATCTATTTACAAAAGAATATTTAGAAATTATAGCAAACGATTATATTCTCTTGAAACTATTGCGGTTTAACCTCCGAAATGTTGAACATATACTGGTAAACTGTAAAAAATTAAATGTAACTCTTCTCGATGCTACTAAAACTGTCAAATCTCTAGAACAAAAATACGTTAAAAGTCTCGAAGACGATCTTCGAGTAACAAGATTCAACATTTTAACGGATAAGAATCAATATGATCTCATGTTTGATTATCTTCCGATATCTCAAAATCTTCTTACGTTGATGTTTGAAGAACGCGAAAATGAGATTGATTATTTAATTTCAAAAGGATTAATTATTAATAAATCCTTTGTCAATAAACTACTTGACAAGGAAAGAATTGATACTATTCTTTCAATATTTTCAAAAGAAAATGTTTTAAATTCACATAACTGTTCTGAAATACTCGATATTCAATATCAGAAGACAATTTTAACCGAATTACAATTGATTGATTCGCCATATGCTCATATTCTGCGTGATACTTTAACGGATTTTGCTAAAAAACGTCAACCTTTTCATTGTTGTATTTGTCTATCAGAGGATATAACATCAAAAGTTTGCCTCAGATGCCCGGAAATATCTCAAAATCCTCAAAAATATTGCTTTTATTGTTCCAATCGCCTAAAGATGATTTGCGCTTCCTGTCATAAACCACTTTTATTTGATAAATTAACACTAACCGAAGAATAGTAGTTCATGATCGGTATTTTGGGAAGACTGTCTTTTCGAAGATTATCGAAGATATTTCAATAGGATATCTGCGCTTTTGTATTAATTCGGCACGATGGAACAAAACGACACTTTTATTTTGGGTGATGAGTGTAAAGATGTTCATCCAGGAAAAGGTGATGGTGAATATGTAGAATATCCGGAAGATTACGATCTTCTTAAAGATATTCCAAATTGGCGACGAATGCTACTAAATACCTGGCAGGAAGAATTTACATACGAGGGAAAAAAATATCTGACAGTTGAACATGCTCTTAAATCTGAATATTATAAGTTTATCGAATATCCGGAATTATCGGAAAAAATTTCACTAGACTCAGGAAGTGATATTAGTAAACAATCGGCTCTTATTATTAAGAGGGCCAGGGACGAAAAATATCCATCGAATAATAAATATGACCAATGGATGAAAATAGAACGTTTCAACATTCAAAATGAAATCGTCGCGACAAAGTTCCGGACGCTAAAAACGCCTAGACGAGTTCTTCTTCTCACATTAAATGCAGATCTACGTCTTGGTGCTTATGGAGTGATGAAATCGATGCATCATCTCCGTAAAACTATGCGTCGCGAATTTCCAGATGATATTCGGGAAGTAGTATAAATAAAATGAAGATCAATTGATCTTCTATGAATGAGTGAACCAAAAATGGGTAGATAGAATCAAAATTGAAATGTAATTGATTAAGTGGTATAATTTAATCAAAATGGCTTCTTCACATTCTTGGTCAATTAAAATTTTTAATCCGGACGACAATAATATTTTATTAGCTGAAAAAGATGGATTCAATACAAGGGAAGAAGTAGCAACATATGCTACAAACAGACTTAAGAGATATAGAAATAAAGGAGCTATATATACTATCAGCGCTTCACAAATTACTAGTCTTCTTACTGAATCTCCGAAATATCTATTCAAATTTATCAAAATTACAAAACATGAAAGTAAAAAATCCGAAATTGTAAAACGAAACCATGAATTTAAGGATGAAAAAACGGGAAAGTATAAAGTTATTACAAAGTACTATGATATAACGAAAATTCTTATTAAAGATATCACTATTTTCAATGAACAAGAAGAAAAAGATGGTATGTATCAATCGTATTATCAAAGTCAGATGTTAGAAAAATCATTTTTATATTCAAAAGGTAAAAGAAATGGTCCAAGTATCGAATACTATGACGTTGTTGAAAAAGATGGTGAAATTGTAGGGCAATTTTTGAAAAGTTATAAACTTTATTCCATGGGAATAAAGATCGGAGAAAATAAAACATATTTTAAAAGTGGGAAATTAATGGAAAAACGCATTTATGAGGGAGGAGTTGAAGTTCGACAGATGGCATACTTGGAAACCGGTGAAGAAATTTTAGATTTTAAACCAAGTAGTATTCGAAATAATGTAGATGAAGCAACTTTGGTAGAACTTGATGATTGAAAAGTATCGTTTTGATAAATTGAGATCGATATACGTAATAAAAATTTCACAAAGTAATTCTTCTTTGTGCCATCTTTCTTTAGGGATAAGAAGAAGGTTACTTCAAATACGTTCCATATTCTTCATTCTATCAGATTTTGTCTTCCCATAATACCCTTCAAACATATCGGGATAATTAATTAGAAGATAATCCCCGATGGAAGATTTCAATCCCTCATCAAAATATAGAATCATCAATTCTCTCCCGTATTTATCCGATCCGAGACATCTATAGTAAACGATGTTTTTATATTTTTCAAATAATTCTGTTACAATAATTGTAGCTGCTTTACCTTTGTGTGTATTGGATTCTGCCCCATCAATGCCGGCAAACCTCACTCTTAATTTCAAAAATATTTTGGCATTTTCCAGATTAGAAACTGTAACCGGTTGAATTAATGTTTTATTTCCAATTTTTCGCACATTTTCCTCTCTGAGAAAATCAATGGGTAGGCTAACTCCTATTAAAAAGGTATCTGAATCAATCACTTCGATTACTTTACACTTACCAGTTAAACCAAGAAGCCCGTATTCGTGAATACTGTTAAAATCAAAAGTTTCAATATTTGTCACACGCGCGTTTGTAATTAAATTAGATAATTTCTTTTTTGATTTTGTGGAACTAAATAAAGATAGAATACGATCAACCAGATCTATTCTTGGTACTTGATCTTCTGGAAGTAGTTCTTTTTCTTCTATAGAATTTAATTCTCCAAATCGACATAATTCTTCAGGTGTACCAGCCACACGATACTTACTACATGAGAAAACTCTCTCTCGAGGTTTTTCTGCTTGAATAACACGATTAGTTGCTAGATTATAATAACCAACTTCTGGTTGTTTAAAAAACTGACCAGATAAATTAACCAGAGATAAAAATGTCGAAGAATCCATTATCGTCGAAGAAACCTGTCATCTCAATTCCTTTAGAATCGAAGAATGTAAAACCTAAGGTTGTAACGGAAGAACAAATTTATAGAGCGAATCCACATTGTGGCCAATGGAAAGAGACAATGAAAAGACCACTTGAAACTAGAGAATTAGTTTTAAACATGCAAGATGTTAAACCGGAATTCAAATATAGGCCTCTTCCTGACTTGAAAAGAACTGTATTACATTGGGGGCAAAAGAAGCTGTTTATTTCCGAATTGGATTTTTTAACTGATTATTCAGATGATGGAGACACAGTTGTTTATGTTGGAGCAGCTCCGGGAACTCATTTAATTTATCTTTCAGATCTATTTCCAACGTTAAAATTCATTCTTTACGATGGAAGAGATTTTGACCCGGGTTTATATTCTCATCCACAATTTGAACTGCGTCAAATGTTTTTTACAGATTCGGAATGTATGAGATTCTTTGACCTTAATAAGTCAAATGTTCTATTAATCTCTGATATTCGGACCGGAAACATGGAAACCGAGACCGAAGATGATATAGAGTTGATAGTTGCAAACAATATGAAAGAACAGGAACAATGGTATCGTCTTTGCCAACCTAAAAAAGCATTATTTAAATTTCGATTACCCTATTATTTTTCTAACAATCCCGTTCTGAAGGATGATAAAATGACATTCCCATATTTGGACGGTATTGTTCGGATTCAAGCATTTCCGAGAAAGGGTTCGGCTGAAGGCCGTTTAATTCCAAATGGAAAAATGACAAATTGGAATATCAAAGAAATTGAAGATCGCTTTATGACTCACAATCTTTACAGGGCCGCTTTTTATGAACACGAACCAATTGTCGGGTGCGATCATTGCTACGATTGTACACAGGAAATATATATGTGGAAAAAATATATTGAACGATTCGGTGTTGATAACACAGTTCAAGAACTAATAGATACTTTAAATAGTACATTATCTGGCGGAAAATTCAATAACTTAACATATCCGATTAAAAATTAACTTCTTTCATAATTATGAAAGAAATTCGTCATCAATTCATTCCTTTAATTTTCTATTTTTACACTGTTTTCAATTCTTTTGTCTATTGGAAGTTGATAAAGTCTACCCGGGGAGTTTAATTAAACTCCCCATAATCCCTGAGGGAAATTAAAAATATTTTCGGGATCATATTTTTCCTTTATTTCCAAAAGTTTTTGATATCGTCTCGTCTTACCATAATATGCTTTTTTATAATTAGTAATTTCCGAGTCCATAAATCCCATATAACTATAAGATGATAAAACAAGTCTCATTTTTTCATATAAAGCGTCGAGTTGAACTAGTCCCCACTTTACCTCTTCGTCTTCATTCCAATAGATACTATAAGTTATAAGATAAGTAGCATTTGGATTTACAATTGATGTTTCTTTTACACTTTTAGATTTTAACATGTATAATTCAATTGTAAAATCATTTCCTATATCTTTTATAGAATTTTTTAACATTGTTATAGATTTATCATCTAATTCCGTATTGCCAAAACTTGATTTGTATTTGATATTATCTTGAACGATAGTATAAGAAAAATAATCAACGGCATCTGAAAAATTCATATATTCAACTTCTGATTCGGCGGGATTAATTAAATCTTCTAATTGTTTACGTAATAATTTTACATTTCCGAGAATTTGTCCGGATAGAACGATAATAGAATCTTTTATGGTTAATTTGCAAGTTAAATTAATGGACATCTTTTTTCTCCTATCATTTGTGAACCAATGTAAGACATCATATAGATGTTTTAAATCGTAAGTTAATTTGAAACATATCATTTTTTCCGGAAGTTTATACAATTTAACAAAAATCTGAGTCACTATTCCAAAATTGCTAGCACCACATCCTTTTAAAGCATAAAATAGATCAGAATTTTCATTTTCATCGACCATTATTGAATCACCAGAGGCGATAAATATTTTATAAGCCACTATATTTTCTGATAATAAACCAAATTTACGAGTTAGATATCCAATTCCCCCAGAAAGAGATTGTGCAACAACGCCATTACCAAGAAATGATCCGGCCGGAAACATATAACCCAATTCATAAATAGTTTTATAGGCTCTATGAAGATCAACGCCTGCCTCTAGCATCGCTATTTTATCTATTCCGTGATCAATTATTTTTACACTATTGAACATTGACATATCAAAAATAAAATTCTCGCTACTAGACCATTTTTGAGTACAGTAACCACAACCTCTAATTGAAAAATCTCTAATTTTTTCAATATTTATCAGATGATTTAAATCTTTTGTTGTTCTTGGTTGAATAATACATTGAGGTCTAATACTTGTATTTAAAAATTTATTTTTCCAAATTTCATCATAAAAATTATCATTTTCTTTAAACCTTGGGATTGTCGGGGGAACAATCTCAGAGCTTTTTCTATAAAAATAGTAGTAAATTGATACTGAAACGATTAAAATAACGACGAGAAGAAAAAAAATCCATGACATTCTTATTATTTAGAGTTTATAATCAAACCCGTTAAATATTTTTTCAGCTGTTCCGGAACCGTCTAACATGGATAATAAGGATGATTCCAGGAAAAAACTTTTAATTTGTTTAAAATAGACGGGAACGTTTCTATTATATGTATTTCCCGTAAGTGGAAATGGGAAACGTTCTTCGTAAAGATAAAAAGCAGTCACCGCCAAGGAAAAAATATCTTGCTGATAAAAAATTTCAGGAGATTCACCTATTCTATAGTTTAAAACTTTTTCAAATACATAGCCTTTTGGAGCATACCCTTTAGGTTTTAAATTTCCGGTTGTTAAATCTAACGATATTCCAAAATCTATAAGACGGAATTCGTCAATTCCCGTATCATATATAATGTTTTTAGGTTGAATATCCATATGTGCTATTCCGTGTTGATGTAAAATCATTAAAGCTTTTGTAACATTTTTAATTAATTTACTAGTTGTGTACTCGAGAAATATTGTATTTTTATCCTGATGATATTTTGCATATAAAAATGATGGAGAAATTCCATCAATATACTGAGAAATGATAAAATAATCGGTTAAGCTATCTAACACTTCAATTCCACAGCTAAACTGTTCGTTGCAGAATGGAGCGATTCTCCTTAATATAATAATTTCGTTTTCTGCGTTTTTTGTTGATTTATTAATTTTCTTTAAAGCGTATAATTTATTATCTTTTTTGGCAAGATATGTTTTGCCAAAACCTCCTATTCCAAGTAAGTCGACGATATCATAACCTCCGACTTTTCTTGGATCGAATGGAGTTAACCTCTGACTTCTCACAAGGCTGGAAAATGTTTCTGCAACTTTCCCATTATAAGGCACTGCCATTTTGTGTTTGAGATACGTAAACAATACTACCGAGAGGTCCTTGAACTAACGGTGTAGAAACAAAAAATGACTCTCCTGTTACGTCGTTATATTGAAAAGCTGAACAATTATTATCCGAACATATATTTATAGCATTATACAATGTATCAGCCTGAAATCTACACTCTGATGAAAGTGGATCTGCCCCAATCCCTATGCAATTATTCAATACCGACCCAGCTTGATTTTGAATAACTCCGTATAAGGCAGAACTTTGCGGAAATTCCTTTGGATTGATAAGATAAACCAAAGAAGAAAAATATAAAAATATAAAAACAATTGCCAAAATAATAAATATTGCTAACAAAACTAGTAATAAAATATTAATCCGATTCATTCTAGATGCAACTTTAGACTTAAGAAAAAATGAAGTATTTGAGGGTGTATAAAAGAGAATTTTAAAATGTCATTTTTAAAACAGATAGTGTTGAAGAAACTATTTGATGCAGTTGGGAATAAAGAGATTTCGGTTTATGATTTAGAAGACGGCATTCAAGAGAAGTCTGAAAAGTTTTCTGAAGATCTTGAAATATTAGATGATAATCAATTAAACGGCAGAACCCTTGTGGAGACAGAAACAATTAGAGAAATTTTAGCAGAATGTGGGCGATTAAGGGAAGATTCAAGACTTTTTATTGAAATTTTGAAAGAGAAAGATCAAGATCTAGAAAAATTTAGACGAATAATTAATGATCAAAACCAAGATCTGGGGGAAGCTAAGTTAATTATTTGTGATCAAAACATATGGATTAATTCTGTTGCCGAAAAATATTTAAAACCATATATGAAAACCATTTCAAATCGAGAAAGATCAAAAAGTATATAGGAACTCCACAAATATTTATTAGATTTTCGATTGGAATTTTAAAAATATATTGATGATTCTTTCCATACTAAACAAAAGAATTCTAAGACTAAAATTATTTACCTTCAGTTTTTCATCTTAAAAACGAGCAAAAATGGAGAAACCAACTGAAGAGTTTGGTGTTTACGATAAAATTAGTATTCTTGTTCGAAATATCGTTTTCGGGGATAAGGAACTAGAAACAAATCTTAAAACCCTCGAGCTCGATGAGGCAAAAATTTTCTTTAAGAGTTTTTATCCCTTTGATTTGGCTCCAAATTATGAAACTGTTATTATTCTGGCAACTTATGTTTCATCAAATAAGGTTATTATCAATATTTCGGGTAAAGGTTTTGTGAAAGCAGTCCAAAGGGAAGATCTGCGGTTAATCAACTTCTGGATCGAACAACTACTTTCAAACGCCGCCGTTATTGGAAAAAATCTCGACGTTGTTGTCGCCGGCTTTGAAAATATTCTTCGAGGAGCCAATACTGATTTAATTAAAATTTTAATGGATTTCTTTAACAAGAATTCTATTACACCGGCCATTAACACTAAATTTTGGGATGAACTCTCGAAAACCGACAAAGATAAACTAAAACAAGTTTTAGATCTGACGATCCAATTTGGAATTGAGGTAACGATTCCAACAAATATGAAAACATACCCAGATCTCGCCCGTAAAGTCTGGCTCGCATACTGTACGAGTATTATGGGTTAGCTAGGTATGAATTAGGGTAGATCGTCTGGCTGGAAATTAAGACCGTGGTTGTAACAAGTATGTTCACTTAGTCTCCGTGAGATTTAATCATTATTTACCCGAGTACTTCCCGGAACTTGTTGACAAACTGATTATATTCGATGCTCGTGTCATTCAGCTTGATTTTGATAAATTTAATCCTAGAGACTATCTTCTGGAACGTTCTCTTTCCGGTTCGATGAACTTTATCAGTTCTTGGGTTAACACTCATCTTAAATTACCACAATCTCTACCAAGTGGCCAAG